AATGGATTACCAGTGACGCCGGGTATATCGTTCCCGTCAGCACCATCTGATGGGCAATATTGCTTGCGTTTAGATTACTATCCTAATCGATTGTTTAGATTCTCCGGGCGGGCCTGGATCAAGATTGAAGATTCGGTCAGGACTGATCTCACTAACGGGCCCAACAACGAAACCCTGCGTTCAAGCTTTGTTAACAATACATACACTGTGGAAACAACTGACTTGGGTAATATACCGAGTCGTCAGAGTCTCAGTGAAATTCTCAAGCCCAGGGCCGACAACGGCGATGACGGCGGAGATAAGCCACCAAATCCAAGACCGCCAGGACGTTAAACATGCAACAGTATTTTTTTGATGCCCAAATCCGCCGCTTTATGCTGCAATTTGCTCGAATCTTTTCTAACTTCCAAGTTGAGTACGGTGGGCAAAATCCCGAGACTGCTACCCTGGTGCGTGTGCCAGTGCGGTATGGCGATGCCAGTCGGCAAGCGCAGACTATTATCCAAGAAAACTCAGCCAATTCATTACCATCAACCCCGCTGATCACTTTCTACATTACTGCATTAGACTATGATCGGCCTCGCTTGCAAGAGCCGTACTTTGTGAACAAGATTGCAGTGCGGCAGCGCACATACGATCCAGAGTCAGAAACTTACGAAACAACCCAGGGCAATGCGTTCACAATTGAACGCTTGATGCCGGTGCCTTACAAGTTGACAATCAGTTGTGATATTTGGACGTCAAACACCAATCAAAAGTTTCAACTGTTTGAACAAATTGCAACCTTGTTTAATCCAGCACTGGAAATTCAAAGTACCGACAATTACATCGACTGGACCAGTTTGAGTGTATGTGAGCTTGATCGAGTAACCTGGACCAGTCGCTCAATTCCGCAAGGTACCGAGAATCCAATTGACATCATGACCATGCAGTTCTCTTTGCCCATTTGGATCTCGAGTCCGGCCAAGGTCAAGAAGCTGGGTGTAGTGGAAAAAATCATTGCGTCAGTGTTTGATGCAAAAGGCGATGCTGTTAATGCCATAACAAATAGTGATTTGCTGTTGGGCACACGCCAGCTATTAACTCCGTATGGGTATCAAATTTTGTTAATTGGTAACAAGTTGCAAGCACTGAAACCTAGTGCAATCATTAATCCCAATAATGCCAGTGTGGATCCTCCGCAGTCGCCGCCTAGCAATGTGTTTTGGCAAGCTGTGGTAGGCATGTACGGTACACTGCGACCCGGTATTAGTCAAATTAGACTAGATAGTCAATGGGGCGATACCACAGAGATTGTTGGGCTTGTTAGCTATGATCCAACCGATGATAGATTTTTGTTATTCGAAGTAGATGCCGAAACACTGCCTCAGAATACACTAGATCCAATCACAGCCATCATTGATCCGTTACTGAGTGCACCCGGAGTGGGCCTACCTGTTGCTGCTGTGGGCACCAGGTACTTGTTGTTGGACAGCATTGGCAGTTATTCAAATCCTGTTCCGGCACCGGCCTGGGGCAACTTGGTTGCCGAAGCCAATGACATTGTGGAGTTTGATGGTTCGTTTTGGTCAGTTGCGTTTGAATCACAACAGGGCGTAAATGTACAATTTGTCACAAACATCACCACAGAGATACAGTACAGGTGGACCGGCACTAAATGGGTCAAGAGTTTCGAGGGATTATACCCAGGCGGAGACTGGAGTTTGGTACTGTGAACGCAGTAGGCGTGGGCGTTTGGTTTTATAGTTTAAAAACTGATCGGTACTTGTACCTGTTGCGCAATGATCCTAGGTATCCAGGCACATGGGGTCTCCCCGGAGGGAAAACTGAAGCCGGAGAAACTCTCATTGATGCTATCACTCGGGAATGCCACGAGGAGATGGCGTGCATGCCTGACTACATACGCATGGTTCCGTTAGAGCAGTTTACAACACTAGATGGCAATTTTGTTTATCATACTTTCTTTTGTTGCATTGCCGATGAGTTTGCACCTACACTCAATCACGAGCACCTGGGCTATGCCTGGATAGACAGCATGTCTTGGCCCAAGCCCATGCACCCCGGCTTGTGGAACACTGTGAACTTTGATGCAGTGCGTGGTAAAATTGAAAGTATTAAAACTGCTGTTCAGATATCACAGTAACTAACAAAATCTCGATAATCAAGGTTTCGAAAATTACGATTGTAGCGCCAGGCATCCGGCATGTTTGTCACAGTGCCAATAAAGAAAAAGTCCACATCATTATAAGTCTGCATCACCTGGTTAATGTCATTGGTCCAATTAAACGTACCGGCCACAGTATCATTATTGTACCCGATCATGAAAACCTCTTTGTGCCCATCAAATGCAGCAATGTACATGGGCAGAGCCAGTAGATCTAGTCTAGGATTAAACGGGATCAGGTAAAACTCTCCCGGATTCAAAACACAATTTGTAGCGTTGGTGTACACAATGTTTTGCTCGGTATACTTCTTTTCAATCATTACGTCGAGCCCGGACTTGTCAAGCTCTATTGTAAAGTCTGCTCGCATGTCGGTCCAAATATCCCCGGCAACGTAAGTTTGTAACTTCTTTTTGCCCATGAGCCCGCCGCGGTGGCGTGGTAAGATAGTATGATCAAATCGGTCTCGATCAGCGCGTGAGCCAATTACTGCGGCTCGTTTGCTGATATGATGATTTTGGATCGGGTTATCGACCCACTCTCTCTTTTGTTCTCTTCTACCGTTAGTGATACGTGTTTCAACGATAACAAACTCGCCCTGATAATCTTCACGATATTGTTTTTGCATTAGACACGGCCGACCACGACTTCAATAACACCTTCAGTTTCACTGTCAAAGTGTTGAAGACTTTTGCCAATAACTGCGCCAGGGCGCCAATCTTCTGGTGCTAATCGGGTAGCAACGCCAGCGGTGTTGCTTGATGTAACTAGATCACCTTTGGAAATAGTACCAATCACACGACACGGTACTCGACCTTGTAGTGCAATCGGGAGTCCGTCGGTACCGGCATTCATGATGTAAGCTGGATTAGTAGACACTACACCTGCAATGTCAGTCTGTGCATATGCAGTAGTTTGTGTTATTTCATCAGTCCCGCCAAATGCAACACAGGTGCCCGGCGGATAATTGATATTGTCTGTGGTGTACAACTCGGCCAAGTCAGCGTATTGTGCAGAGGTTGCTTTGGCAAATACTGTATTGAAGTACAGAGTTGATGATCCGATATTACCAACGGCATTGCCATTCGCATTGACAATGCCGCCCAGGGTCACTAATCCAGTGCTCACCGACAAGTTGCCACCGGTGATGTTACCGGTGACTGCAAGCGATATTAACGTACCTACTGACGTGATATTAGTTTGTGCTGCTGTGGTAAGTGTGCCAACAATGCTAGTACCACTCAAGTTACCAGCAGTGATGTTGCCGGTTGTAGATAGTGTATTACTTCCCCAAGCAGCTAATAATGTATTAACGTTGGCGTCGGTATAGCCTGCCGGCAAACCAACAAGCTGGCTTCCATTACCAATAAAGTAACTTGATGTAGTGATGTTGCCGGTCGCCACGACTTGAGCACCAGTGTTTAGATTACCACCAGTAATGTTGCCAGTAACTGCAAGCGATGTTAATGTACCCACTGACGTGATATTAGTTTGTGCTGCTGTGGTAAGTGTGCCAACAATGCTAGTACCACTCAAGTTACCACTTGTGATGTTACCCGTTACTGCTAGACTGGTTAATGTGCCAACTGAAGTAATGTTAGTCTGAGCCGCGGTAGTAAGTGTGCCAACAATGCTAGTACCACTCAAGTTACCACCGGTGATGTTGCTAGACACCCCTAATGTTCCTGTAATATTGGCGCCAGTGCTAGCAAAGACTGCAACGTTTGATGTACCAGCAACACTCACAGTAGCATTGCCACCCGAACTTACAATTTTGACGTTCGATGTTCCGCTTTGTATACCGGTAGCATCGACCCCTGATAATTGGCTACCGTTACCTAAAATATAGTTACCAGTAATATTACCACTTGCTGTGATCCCGATAGTTCCATCTAGTGTAATTGACATTGTTATTGATCCATGAGTTTTAAATATTTATAGAGATTAAAAACTTTGTACATACAGAGTTGACGAAGAAGGTACTGTAATAATCGATCCATTAGCAATAATCATTGGCGAAATCACCACGCTATTGGTATTAGCCGGTAGTGTTGCGCTTAAGGTCAAAGTTTTTGGGGTAGTTATAAGTCCATTAATATATAATTGCCCCACACTTGTCTCAGTAATATTTCCACTACCGCCAATAGAAACAGTGACATTACCATCTGGATAAACATAGACATTACTGGTACCATTTGTAATAGTGTTGCCAGCTGCGGCGATAACACCAGTTAAGTATGCACCATTGCCAATATAATAATTGCTGGTGCTGATATTGCCAGTAGCAGATACTACCCCGGCAGTGATTAAATTTCCGCCTGTTACGTTACCAGTGAATGTACCTGTTGTGCCCGAATGTGTGGTGCCTTGTACATTGCCACTTGTGATGTTACCTGTAACTGCTAATGATGTTAATGTACCAACACTTGTAATATTAGTTTGTGCTGCTGTGGTTAAGGTACCGACAATGCTGGTTCCCGACAAGTTGCCGCCTGTGATATTACCAGTGACCCCTAATGTACCAGTAATGTTTGCGCCAGTGCCAGAAAACACAGCAACATTAGATGTACCTGCAACTCCGACAGTGACATTGCCGCCACTGCTGACTACATTTACATTGCTGGTACCATTGCTGATTGAATTTAAGCTAAGTCCGGTGACCCCAATTGTAACTGACTTTGCGGATATGTTGCCTGTAATTTGAATATTTGTGCCGGCAGTAAGCGTTAGTGTGTCACCAACAGTGGTAGCAATCACCGCTGTACCGTTGGCATACACGTTACCAAATGCAAATGCAGAATTCTGCTCAAATGTTAAAGAAGTTGTACCAACTACAATTGGATTGTTTGTGGTCAGTTTCCATTGAGAGTCTTTATAAGTAGTACCTTCGGTTACCATTACAATCATGCCGGCAGCAACTTCTCCTGTTGCATCTGCATCTATTGTGCGTGACCAGGTTCCGTCGACTCCTGTTCCCAGGATAGTAACATAGTAAAGACCGTTTTGAGAAGCTGTGCTTTGTCCTGCAACTAGGATTCGATCTGACAAGACCAGGGTCACCCCATCCACTACAGTAGGAGCACCTCCACTCAAGGTTATGCTAGACAACGTAATTACACGAACTGCCTGTTTGTAGTCAATATTGCTGATCTGATCAGCTTTGATACGTGTTAATCCCATTATTCTGCCTTAACGATCAGATATTTATCCAAAAAAATAGGGCTGTTACAACAGCCCTATTGTTCAAGTCTCTACTATTTAAAGTCGACCAACCACAACTTCGATAACTCCGTCGGCACCATCAAAGTCAGCTAGTGCCTTGCCGATTACGGATCCGGTAGCAGGGTTTTCTTCTGCACGGGCACGTCCATCGCCTGTGGCAACCATCATGTCTCCCTTGCGTACTATGCCAGTTACACGACACGGTACACGACCAGTTAGCGCCACAGCAACTACACAGTCTCCCAGCAAACCAGCATTCATGATGTAGCTGGGATTAGTAGAAATAACCCCGGCGACTCTACGACTTCCGTCCTCGTTGCACACTGTAATTTCTTTACTACCACCAAAACATACCACAGTACCCGGAACAATAAACTGATCTGCTTCGTACATTTCAGCCAAGTCAGCGTACTGTGCCGAAGTTGCTTTGGCAAATACCGTGTTGAAGTACAGTGATTCTGATCCGATATTGCCAATTGCATTACCATTAGCATTAACTATGTTGCCCACAGTTACTGTGCCGGTACTGACTGACAAGTTACCCGAAGTGATATTACCCGTAACGCCTAAACTTGTCAATGTGCCAACACTGGTAATGTTAGTCTGTGCCGCTGTAGTAAGTGTACCAACAATGTTGGTTGCACCAAGATTGCCCACGTTGGCATTACCGGTAGCATTTAGTGTACCAGCAATGTTTGCTCCTGTACCAGTAACCACTAATATATTTGCATTGCCAGAAGCACTAACCGTGACGTTTGCGTTATTAAATGCTCTTACATTCGCAGAGCCGTTTTGTATGGCAGTAGCATCAATGCCAGTTAATTGGCTACCGTTGCCGATAAAGTAGCTGCCGGACACATTACCAACAGCAGTAATGTTACTGGATACACCTAATGTGCCAGTAATGTTTGCGCCTGTGCTAGCCACCACTAGTACATTTGCTGTGCCGCCCACTGTGATATAAGCATTACCGCCTGCACCAGAAATACCGATTACTGATGTTCCGCTAACAATGGATGAAACAGCAATATTGCCCACTGATAAATTGGCAGCAGTTGTTCCATCATCGGTGTAAACTGCAAATGTATTGCCGCCAATATCTTTAAGCTGCAATGAACCTAGGAAAATAGTATTGCCGGCCAAATACAAGTTGTTCCAGTAGCGAGTCGAGCTACCCAGATCGTATGTGGTGTTGGATATTGGAACTAGGTTACCTGTGATATCAACCCGGGCAGCTCCCTCAACTGCTGCAATGACTGCAGTGTTTGTTGCATTGCTTATACCTGTAACAGTGGTAGTAGATGTAAGAGCACGGGCATCCACGTAATCGCTCACTGCCGGTGCTTCAGTAAATGACAACACATTCCCACTTACTGAATAAGCAGTAGTCGGGATCTGCATCACACCGTTAATAGCAACAATCGTCGCAGCAGTTGTGCTGTTTGCGGATAGTGTAAAGTTAGTTTGTACGCCATTGCCGACAAATTCGTCGGCAGTAATAACAGTAAACACGCTACCTGCGCCGGCCCAGGTGGTGTTGTTGTACATTTCAAGTTGATTTAACGCAGTGTTAAATCGAAGCATACCGGTCACGCCTGTGGGCCGCTGGGTGGTATTACCTACCGGAACCAATATAGAGTCAGTACTGGCAATTTGTAGTTTGGCTCCAGTTACTGCGGTACCAGTTCCAATGTTAACAGTGTTTGTGGGAGCGTCGAGCACCATCAAGTTAGCAGCAGTACCACTGAACTTGACGCTGACGTTTGCCAGTGCACTATTAAAGGTTAAGCTAGTATCAACGCTGGTAATGTCGTTTGCACTGATCCGAATGTTACCAAGGTTGGCGTTACCGGCAGTGTCAATATTGCCGCCGGTTACATTGCCAGTAGCAGAGATTGTGACACCAGTTACTGCCGCATTACTATTCAAGTTGCCAGCAAGTACATTGCCGCTAAATGATCCAGTTGTGCCGGAAACTGTAGTACCCGACACATTGCCAGTTGTTACGTTTCCAGAGAATGCACCAGTAGCAGCAGTCACCGCGTTGGTGATCGTGGCATTGTTACCATTCAAGTTACCACTTGCTGTGATTGTAACACCAGTAACAGCAGCATTACTATTCAAATTGCCAGCAAGTA